GAACGACGAGTATCACCCTGCGACTCAATGAAGTTACGTTTCACTTCACGGGTAGACAACATACGGGACATCACACCCATCTCCAAAATGTCTTCCATCGTTATAGGAAGATTGGCAACGGACTGCAAACTGTCACTGATGGTGGACACACGGGTGAACGGTGCTTTGTAGCGGACACGCAAAGTGCCAGCCATTACCGACTCATCAAACACAAGTGCAAACCCTGAAGCGAAATCGCTTGTCGGCAGATCGCGTTGTAAACGAACCTTGCGGATCACCGGATAGTCGCTACTCAGGTAACGCAAACGAACATCAAGTAGGTCAATTATTGATGTTGCACTAGTCAGGTTGATCTGACGGTCAGCACCGTTGTAATCCACGTTGGCAGACACAACACGAAACAAACCGTTCAACGGGCTAGACAAGTCATCAATGTCCTGATTCAACGCTTCCAACATTTGTGCTTTAGGGAACCGAGGGTTCAACACCACTATCGCACCAGCCGAGTGTGAATCTGCGGTAGTGCCACCGTAGCCACGCTCAACCGTCAATGTTTTGTTACCGCTGGTTGCTTCCCAAACATAAATTAGTTCAGAGTCAACTTCAAAAACTGTTCCAGCGCGAAGCCCACTTAAGTCATAGGACATGACAAAAGATGTGTCCGACGAGGACACAGATGACGCTAACTTGTTTCGTTCTTCAACAGTCCCAGAAAGAAGTTGGCGTGACACCCGATCAAGGAGCGCACCAGCGGTAGACATTTACTTCTTTTTCTTAGCCTTCTTCATAGGCTTGTCCATCTTCTTCTTGGCTTTCTTGGCATCAGCCATACCCTTAGCGGTGTAAGGGAATTCCATCTTTCCGACCTTTGGCATAGTACAACCTTTCGCTAGTTAGGCAATCAGATTACCACGCCTCAACAATCCCACTTACGCAAAGCCAAAGCCTTACGAGTAGGACGACCCTTAGAGTCTTTCAACGGACCAGGCATCCCGCCCATCCTTGCACAAAATGATTTACGTCGAGCCGCAGCTTTCGGTGACTTCTTAGCCTGCGCTGCTGAAACAGGTGGCTTCAAATTCATGCCCTGCTTCTTGGCTGACGCACGACCTTTAGCGTTCAAACCACCAGCAGGGTTCTTGCCTTCCTTGCGTTGCCAAGCAGGAGTTTTAGCCACGCTTCTTCTTCTTTGCTGCCTTCATGTTGTCAATCAGGTTCGGGTAAGGACGGCCAGCTTTCGCTGCTGACGCTTTAGCCGAAGCCTTCTGCTTAGGGGAAAGCTTCTTAGATTTCTTCTTCGGGTTTGGTCGATCCCAAACAGGCTTACTTGTGTTGTTCATACCAATGCTCCTGAATCTCTTAATACATCACGCACATTCAACACTACACGGTACTTTTGACCTGGTTTCAGATCAACATGATGCCTACCAATGTCGGCTTTCACCCTACGTTTCACCTCCACCTCACAGGTGGGCTCTAACGGTTGCCATTTTCCTGTCACCCTATTCTCGGTAGGTTTCACCACCTGCAACAGTTGGTCGGCTGCCGTGTTCCAGTTGAACGCTGCTGTTTCACCAGCATAGATTTCAGCCTGCTCCCGGTACCTGTCACGGTTCTCATACAGGTCTTTGATCGCACTAAATATCGCATCAAATTCAGGTTCATCCCAATCACCCATATCTTTCCAAGTTCCCTCATTTGTTGGCACAGAACGGGTAGGGATGCGGTGGGTTGCTAGATCAGAGAACTCTCTGTGACCATGCGCGTCAGACAAGATCGTTGGCACACCAGCAGAGATTGCTTGTAACGGCATCAACCCGAAACCTTCACCACGGGACACAGAAATGAAACAGTCCGCTGAACGAACCAAATCAGCTTCAGCCTCAACAGTCATCCACTTGTTATGAATAACCACATTCGGGTAAACAAGGTTGTCCGGCGCACACAAATATGGGGGAACAATCTTGATATGCAACTCTGCGTCAGGCAGATTCATTTCCAAAAACACTTTGAGTACCACGTCCAAACCTTTGCGATACCACTCTGACCCGCCACAAAGAATCTTGAACTTCTTGTTCTCTGGTCGAGCCTTCGGATACCAAACCTCACGATCAACCCCCAAAGGGATAACACGCACGTTGTCATGGAACTGTGAGAACAACTCCCAGTTATGTAGCGATGGCACAACCACCGTGTCAAAGAGGGACAGGTATTCGGAGAACTCTGGTGGCAACCAGTTCGTTTCCCACATCGTCAACAACGCAGGGTTCTGACCCTCAACCCAGCCTTTAATCAGGTTAGGTCTAAGAGCAAACACCACCCGTTCAGCATCATCAACAAGGTTTACTTTGCTTGACAAAGCATCCCGTAAACCTGCAACCATTTTCCCGTACCCCACATGAGGTAGGTTCACCCCAACAAGGTTTAGGTATTTGGAACTATCCCCGTTTCGACTTGCCATTTTTCTTCTGCTCGTTTCTCAACCTGTGCTGAGCCATCAATGTTCTTAGGTTGAACACCGTTCTGTCTCATACGCTTGTATGCGTCTAGGTCTTTGTCTAGCACACGATCCTTTTGATTGATCGTCGCGACCCTAGCCTTACCGCCCCGTGACGGCATAGCATCAGCACCAATACCAATGTGAGAAATCTTGCAACCGAAGCATCCCTCAACATCCAAACCTGGATGCGTTTCCTGATGTTTAACCACTTATGTACTCCCCGTATCCTGCTGCGGTAAGCGATGCTACCTCAGTAGCGTCAACCTCAATGTCATGCCCACCGTAATACACCTTCGCAACAGTATCCATATCTGATGGTTCGTTCTCTGTGTAGTTACCGTTCGTTAACAGAAACACGTTCCTGCCTCTAGCGGTTGGTCGAACATGAGCTGCTAAACGGTTCGCGAGTCGTTGCTCTTTAGATAGCACTAAACCTTTAGTGAAGTTCTCTGCGAGCGTAGGGCGCACAAAATTGTCTGTGGGTGGTCTGAAAATTGCCATCAGGTGATGCTATCTCCAAAGCCTGCTGCGGTTAGTTCTGCCACTTCAGCGTCATCCAAGAAATGCAGGCGACCACCATGCCACAGTTTCTCTACCTGCCCTAGATCGCGCTGGTCAACGATGGTGTACTCACCTGTTTTAAGTTTGTAAAGGTTTCGTGCGCGAACACCCGAACGGTCGTAACGGCCTAAACGGTTCGCTGAGTCTCCACCACCAAAGTATCCGCCTGGATAGTTGTAGGTGTATGGCACACGGAATATGTGCGACTTCACCCAACCACCATCAGTTTCACTACCTTGACCTGAACCTGTCGCAGTACGAATAAACAGGATGCCACTTAGAGAGGTTGATGAGCCTTCACCGGAACCCGTTGCGGTACGAATACTGACAAGAACATCAACCGCTGTCCCCGAACCCTCACCCGAACCCGTAGCAGTACGGATAGGGGTGCGAATGAACGTGACAGCAGAATCCCCTAATCCGCTACCCACAGCCGTTCTAACAGGCGTAATCTGCCCTACTGCTGCATCAGAGCCAACACCTGATCCTGACGCTGTACGAGGCGCAATATGCAACCCCGTGGAATCCATCGTTCCAACACCCGAACCCGTTGCGGAACGAATAACAACAAGCAGTCCTACCGCAGTAGCACTTCCCGTACCACTACCCGTAGCGATTCTTGCGCGAAGAACATTCCCTGTCGCTGACTCTGTGCCAACACCCGAACCAGTCGCAATAGCGACACCAACCCGCACACCAGTAGCAGTTTCACTACCAACACCAGAACCAGTAGCGGTTCTTAGTTTTGTCTTAAAACCTATGGCAGTTTCAGTACCAAGACCTGAACCTGTGGCAGTACGAGATTTACCCGCGCCAACATAAAACCTGTTCGTCCCTTTGAACGGTTCAGAGAACCCGACAACTGCTGTCAACGTCATAAGGGGTTATCCCCTACCGACTAGTCGAGCGACAGCGTGAGAGAAGTAATTTGAAAAGTGTCACCCGCAGTCACGGCAGCAGATGAGGAAAGCGCACCAGTCCACAAACAGTTACCAGCAGTAGAAGCATCCCACATAGACCAATGCGAATAAGTTTCTGTAGCAGCAACGTTCGTCCATTCAATAGTTGCTGAAGTCGCTATAGCACCAGACGACGCGGTAGCCCAAGCAGCAACCTTGCGAGTTGTTTCAGTTGCAGCATTAGTTGTACCAGCTTCGCCAGCATCACCCGTATGCAACTTCACATAAACGTTTGAAGGAATCGTCCACGCAGTCTTACCCGTCGTGTGTTCCAAAATCTTTAGTTCAGCGTAGTTGGAAATTGACATACAAACCTTTCGTTGAAAAGACTATACCAAATACAAAAAGTGGGGCAACCGAGCGAGGGGACTCGGCTACCCCACATCTTGTGGAGGATTAAACGAACCTAACTAATTAGGCTGCGTTTGCACCAATGCTGGATGACGACTCAATGCGACGCAACGAAGCTTCGCGGAAGCGGCCGTAGCCACCGAGCCAGTACCAACCGATTGGATTGAAACGCATAAGCGAGTCAACCACTGGGCCGCGAACGACCTTCGGTACAACACCATTTCCGTCAACCTGGCTGTAAGCCTTAGCCAACGCCTGACGACCCATGATGTGTGTGCAGTACACGTCAATCGTTCCAGTTGTGCTGGTTCCGTTTGATGCGTTGGTAAACACCTTTGCGCGAGGGGTTTCAATGAATCGTACTGATTCAAAGGTTCCGATCTCACCGTTGTAGATGTTCATGGTGTCAACGTTGATGTGAGGTGCGTTCCATGATGCGTTGCCGGTTTCACGACGAAGGTCGTACGACACGTCAGGATGGATGTAACCCATGTAGTAACCATTGAACGTTGCAACGTTTGCACCACGCAAAGCAGCAGTCTGCTTACGGATGTCGTTGGCTTCAATGATGTCCTCAGCAGCAACCGAAGTACGGCCCGTTGGATCAGATGATCCGCCACCGCCGTAGGCAACGTTGTCACCGCCAGCAAGAACGTCGCGAACAACCTTGTCGATTGAGTCACCAGCGTTGTAACCGATAAGGTTCGCTGCTGCTGCATCAACGTCCAAGAACGAAGTTCCACGGAGTT